CCATCCTCCGGGTGATTGTTTCGTCATCATCGTCGACCGTCAGCAACAGGAAGTAGTCGCAGGTGGCATAGGGCTTGTCCAGCGAGAATGAGTAGTAGTTTCCCTGTTCGCCCCGGAAGAGCTTGGATGCTTTGACATCAACCTTGACGCTGTCATCCACAAGCAGGTCATACGGATAGTTCTGAGGCATTTTGCGAACGGTGAAACCCATCGCCATCAACATCTCACGAGCCTTTTTCTCGAATTTCTTGGCAAATCCGGTCTCGCTGTCCTTGTTTTTGAGTCCCAGTTCGTCCGCCAAAACATACCATCCATAACGTCTGCAGGCTGCATTGGTCATTCGGGAATCCTGATAATAATCATTGCATTCTCTTGTGGTAGGCATGCGATCAAGCTGCAAAGCTTCAACTACTTCCAAGATCCGTGCCAGGATTTCTTCTTTCGTCCATTTAATATTGCTCATATTCGGTTCTCCTTTCTTTTTGGTTTTTGGCTTTTAAGGGGCGCTTTTTTTCATGGGAAGCGTAACCCGTCGTCAAAAGGGAGATCATCACATGTGTCATCCAGCAAGGCATACTCTGACTGGCTCATTTGTATCGGAGTAGGGCGGGAATGACCGGCACTGCCATATGGAGCTGTTTCTGAATGGACCGTACCGCTATGGTCAGCAGCGGCTACCTTCGGACCGCAGAAATACAGCTGGTCCACAATAAGCTCTGTCGTTTCTCGGTCGCTTCCGTCCTTGTCCTTCCATTGCCGGGTGGTCAATTTTCCCTCTGCAATGACCTCCTGCCCACGTCTGAAAAACCGGCTTGCAAATTCAGCTGTGCTTCTCCATGCTACACAGGAGAGGAACAGCTTTTGTTCGCTTTCCTTGTATTTTTCAGACCATGCAATGCGGAAGGATGCCACCGGAACACCGCTGCCGGTGCGGCGGATTTCCGGATCACGGGTGAGGCGGCCCTGTATGATGGTTTTGTTCAGCATGCAGGTTCCTCCTTCGTAAAAGTGTCCAACACAGCATCCAGCACCGTCAGCCGTTTGTGTTCATATAATGCCATGCGATCTTTCTCCAAGATTTTGAGTGCCATTTCCGCCTGACACAATGCAGTAAATCGTTCTATTGAAATGGTGATCATTCCATTTTCCATTTACATATCCTCCTTGATTAAAATGAATGATTTGGCCATACACCTTTTTGCAGGCAGCCCCGCAGGTATTGCAATCGAGGTGTGAACTTACAGATAAACGCTTCGTCATATGCCACCGGATGCCGATTCAGCCTCTCGGGGTCAATGTTTCCGAAGAAATTGCTGTAGTCATACTCCAGCAGTCCATAGGAGACGATCTCTGCCGAAACGTCTGTGTAACCTGACAAATACATACCAAGCATTTGCACTTGTACCTGCCGCCGGTGGGCCGCTGTGTTTTTGTATGCCTTTTGGGCTCTGTGCGTCTTCACTTCTACGATGTGACCGCCGGTGCTGCCATCCAGATTGATCCGAAGCAGCAACTCCGGGAGCAGGATCTGCTTGTCCTTCTCAGCAACGCCAACATGGTCCAGTATGGCATGTTCGAAATAGGTCCCCGCCGCTGTAGCATCCGTGGAAAACCGGTCCCGATTGATGCCAAGCTTCTGTAACCACCAACGGTCAAAGGTCTTCGTGTTCCAGCTGCCCATGATGTAACTGGTATCTGAAGCACCGAACCAGCCGCTGCGGTCCTGATCCGCAATCACACCTGAACCTCGTTCACATCTCGCTCCAGTCGTGCCAGAACTCTGTAATAGCTCAACATGGACCGAACTTCGTCCTCGCTTCGACCAATGCGCTCACATAGTACCGGGAAAGGTATGCGCTTGATTTTTGCGGTGATCGTCTCCTCCAGCCGCTGTTTGCACTTGGCGAGGCTGTGCTTAGAGAGGTCATCCACCGGCTCCTCCGGCAAATCGTCTGCCTGAAGCCACAGGTTGAAGCCCAGCCCTAGACGCTCTGCCACACCTTTAACGAAGGCCCTGCGAATTGCTGTGTGAACCCGAATCTGGTTCATGGAGTTGTCTTTGACAGGATGATTGCCATTGACTACGGGGTAGGTGATATCCCACTCCAGATTGTCCACCTGAATATGGACTTTGACCTCATAACAACGGTTCTCTACGCCATTTCTGTCTACAAAGGACATGTTCGATTTACGCAAGGTACAGCCATCTTCGCCGGGGATCGGATGAAACATTACGACTTCTGCACCGGCTTCGTGTAACAAGTGCTTGCAGGCTGCCCATGGAAGGTAATCCGCACCATCCCGTGTTTTAACGTATTTGCTGACATCCACCGCCAGCATTTCCTGGAATGATTTTTGAAACATTAGTAGTCCTCCGCTTCGTATTCGTAGTAATACCTGCATGTCAGGCAGCACTCGCAGCCCACGATGGTGCCGTCCTTTGTCTCATAGAACTGTTCCGCCGCTACTCCGCAGATAGGGCAGCAGAAATCCTGTGGTTCCCTGCCGTCCGGGTAACCGGTACGGAGAAGATTTCTTATGGTCGGGTGGTCATTTACTTCATACATCGTCATCATCCTCCAATGGCTCACCCAACCAACCTCGTTTATATGCGATTACAACTAAGTAGAGCCAACAGGTCATGATGATAATAAATGGGGTCCATGACAAACTATTGATGGTTACGAGCGTTGCCCAAAAAAGGCCACCCACGCACCAAGTCACAAAATTCAGTATTCTTGCCATGCGTCTGCTCCTTTCAGCCGTTCGGCAATTGTCAGCACCGTTCGGCTATAGTCATTTGAATAGATTTCTTTAGAAAACCAATATGTATTTGCTCCAGTGGGGCCGCCATTATAGACCATTAGTGCCATCTCGGCTGTCTCATACTCCCCGAGCAGTTCCGCCATCAGGTCGATGCCTACAGTCACGTTCTCATACGGGTCATACATGTCCGAACAGCCCAATCGCTCCATCCGTTCTTGATGCCACCGGGGCTGGATCTGCATCAGACCGTGAGCGTCACCGTCATCACCGGTAGAAGCCGGATCATAATTTGATTCACGTTCAATCATTGCAAATACCAACGCAGGGTCTATGTGATATTCCTCACAAAGCTGAATAACGTAGTTCTGCAGTTCAATGTCCAATGGGACAGGGTAGGGAGGAGTCACTTCTTCCTCCACATCTTCGCCACACGTTAGGAGCGTCACTTCGGCAGCAGGTGTTGCCAGAGTTATAGTTTCTGCGGCGGCATCTAGGTATTGGACAGCATTAACTGATACCGCCGCAGCAATCACTACAGCCAACATTGACGCCGTCCTATGCACCAACGGCCTCCAGCTGCCCAGTATCCTCTTTGGAGACTGGCAGTGTATACTGATCCAACTTGCCCAGACGCTCTAGTTCGGGATAGATTGCCTGGAAAAACTCCTCCGCAGCCTTTTTAATTGCAGCTTTGCGTTCTTCTTCTGAGCGTTTACCAGAGTGTATTCGTACAATCGCTGTGCCGGTGTCAATCTCAAGTAAAAGTGCCATAATTTCATCCTCCTTAATTTGAATTGATTGTTTTTCTGAATCTGATTTTGTGGTATAGACTGGCTGTCCAACATATCGTCACCACGTTCAAACACTGATGCATACTGTTCTATTTCTCATATACCTGCTTACACATTCACGCTCCCAATTCATAAAATTTTTGATACCTCGCTGCCGCTGTTTAAGGTGCTCGATCAAATCGCACGGGAACAGATCGTTTGTATATCTATATACCTTCCGAAGTTTTCAAAAAACCGAGTCAATCTCTCAAAAAACTGCTTCTAAACCAGTTAATTTTTTGAGGGTAGCGTTTTTGGATTGCCCAGAAGGGAAAAAGTTAAGATATCTTAACTTTTTCGGCAAAAAAATATTGGGCACTCTGCTCCAGAGGAATCTCCAGTAGCTTACATGCCCTTACTATTTGAGGGGTCTTCCATTCGTACTTGCCATTTAGCTTCATGCTGATCGTGGTCCTGCTCATTTGCATTGCTTCAGCAAAAGCCATCTCTGTTCCATAGGTCTCACGGATCTTCCCGCGCAGTTTGCTGTAATCAAATTCCATGTATTATCACCTCCTCTGTGACCAGCGCATCTATCATAGCGAAAGTAGCTGCATCCGGTTCGGATTTCTTAACTCTAAATCCAATATAAAATTATTTGCGCTTTGCCGTCAATAGAAAAAATTAAGAAATCTTAATTAATTTTGTAAATTGAAGACACATTTGTTGATATTTCTTAACTTCAGAGGTATGATATACTCAGAAAACAGGAAAAGACACGGCTCCTTGCCGTGCCTATAGACCTAATTATATTGTGGGAGGTGAGATCGTGAAGAAGGATGACAACAAGGCCGCTACTCCGGCGGAGAGATTAAACGAGGCTCTTGCGTTGAAAAATATGAAACCCAGTGAACTTTCGGAGAAATCTGGCGTAGCCAAATCATCCATCAGCAGCTATTTATCTGGGAAATACGGTCCCAATCAGAGTTCCCTATATCGCATGTCAAAAACATTGGATGTAAATGAGATGTGGCTGGCAGGATATAACGTTCCGATGGAACGCCCTATGGAACAAAAGCAAACAGATGCCATGGTGGCGCTGACCAAGCGCATGAGGAATGATGAGGAGTTCAAGGAACTGATTCTTAGAATCAGCACCCTGAATGAAAAAAAAGTAAGTGCTATTCGAGCGATGGTTGCTTCGTGGGAGAGTCAGGATGACTAGGCAGCTCCATACATATGGTGTAAAGGCCCAATAACAGACATTCATCTTTTGTTTCTATGACGGTCTCCATAATTGCTTGCCTCATATACTCTATGTACAATTGGTTTTTAATTGCATTATTTTTCATCGTTAGCACCTCTTCCGTTGTAGTACAGAACTCATAATCTGACATGATTGTACTATAGCAATTATCTGACACACAACAGAGATTTCCTTATTCGGAATTATCTGTTTTATTACCCGAATCTTCTACATCCGTAGAATATACCCGGTCTTTTTTGTTGCTCCGATATTCTACAAATGTAGAATAAATAGAGCGACTATGATGCGGTGCAGTTGCCATGAAAAAGACTCAAAAAAGATCATTTGATTGGGATTGATAAAGCTAAATACAGTATCTGAAAAA